CGTTCAGCACCATTACTCGCAGCCTGTATTGTTTCAACTACCGCCGAGCCGTATGTCGTTGGCAATGAGAATGAAAAAGCACCATTACCTTCAGTACCAGATGTAATTCTATAACGTACTCTAATATCCTCAAACTCTTCTGGTTGGAAACCAAATACATTATTACCAAAGTAAATCGTATATCGTCCATCAATATATGGTTCAATATAAAATACTTTATCTGTAGGTCCAACGCCAAAAATATCGTTCTTACGTAAAAATACGTTTTCGTTTTCTGTAGCTTCAGCATCAACGAATACTGAAATAGACTCAGTGTCAGCATTTTCGTTTGATAGTGTTACCCTTAAAATGCCATCGTCGTCAACAAAGAAACCTTCACGTTCAAAGCTGGCTAACATTTGGCCTTCAAAGATTTCAACGTTTTCAGCAACGAATGTTTGTGGCGCAGTTTTCTTGGCAACATATGTTTGGTTTGTAACGAACTCAAAATTTTCGCCGTTATAAATTGTTGTGAAAGGTGAGTATTGAGGAATTGTAATTGATTGACCCTCGGCATTCTCATCTGTAATCGTAACTTTAACGATAGCCTTTGCTGACCTTCTAGATCTTGGTAAATAGTTTAATTCTTTTGCATGCGAAACAATAGAGTTTCTTAACACAGCAGAGTCAAGGAACATCTCGTTAACAGCCATGTTTGTATAGAAGTTATTCTGATACGTATTATATGATAACACATCGAGTAATACCGACATGTTTGAACCTTCAAAGTTATAATCCTTGAATTGTGTTTGCGATTGTAAGTATTGTTTAAACTGGGTTTTGACCGCGTCAAAATCTAATTCAGAAATATTTAGCTTTGCCATTTATCTAGTCCTCTCTAGAAATACGTCAACAGATATAGGTTGCTGATTATTTGATATGTAAAAATGAACCTGTATCTTTACAACATTATCATCAATATTTGAAGTCACTAAAACATCAATGATCTCTGCTCTCGGCTCGTATAAATCGAGTGTTGTGCGTACTTGATCTTCTATCATTACTAACACACCCGGCGTGATATTCTCAAAAAGCATTGCTCTTAGATTACCACCAATGGTTGGTTGCATTAGTCTCTCGCCACGATCAGTCAATAATAGATTTACTATTGCTTCTTTTACGGCGTCTTCATCTTTGTTTATGGTAAGATCCAACGATAATGGGCTGACCTCAAGGCTTTTCTTGAAATCAGAGTATATAGAGATCTTCTTTTGTCTCTGTGTTAATAAGTTAACGACCATTTGTCAGTATCCAATACTTTATAGTTATTTATATTAAATTGCCTTGTTCATCTCGCATATTACCACCGATTGCGTACTGCGCTTCAAAATCTGCGGTTTCCTCTGCAATTAAGGTAACTCGCTGAGACTTTCCGTCAAACATAACATAATCTCCGTCTTTATACTTTCCATCTTGAACATCTAAAAGCACTTTAGCATCTTGGTGCAATTCACCTTCTTCTTTATTTGTTGCGGCTGGTGCTTGCGTCTGTTTTACTTCGGGTTTATCTCTGAAATCCCAAGGCTTATATTTAGCTCTAAGATCTATATGTATAAAATCGTTATAATATCCAATACCATTAAAACCTAAAGTTCGTGCTAGGTCAATAACAATTTCTGTTTTTACACCATAAGGGTCAAAGCCTTTCCAATGTATATCAACTGCTTTACCACTTGTATGCTCTGAAACTTTTGCAACTGAGCCTTTTTTTCTTTTCCCAGCTAACATTTCTTTATATAATCTATCTTGATGTTCTTGAGATCTATGAAAACTTCTACCAATAAAAGGAGTACCAAGTTGTGCAAGTTTCCATAATTTAACAACCGCAGCTCTAGTATTTATGTCTAAACCTTCCCAACCTGCTCTCGTGTTAGCAGAGTGTCCAGGCTCAGGTTTAATTATTGGATGGTTACCATCTTTGATTTGATCCCAAGAAGGAACTCCTTTGTATTTGGTAGGACCTTCTTTTTTCACGTTTCCTGCATCTGCTAATACTTTTCTCTGCTGCTCTATCATTGCCTTGCGGTGAACATCGTCCATTCTAATTCCGCCAGCAGCAATTACGCTTGCTGTAGCCAATCCAGAGTTTGCTTTTAACATATCATAACCTTGAATAAATCTATCTGCAGTTTTATCTAATGGATCTTTAAGACCTTGGATTAAAGTTTCAATACCTGCAGCGAAGCCACATATTCTACTAATTAAAAACATTATTTCTTCTACTGATGGATTATCAAACAAACCAACTGCATAATCAATCATTCCTGTAATTTTATCTTTGATCTTTTTCATGTTTTCTTCAGTAAAAAATCCCATAATTCCTTCTTGCAATTGAGCAAGCTTTTTACCAACTGTATTTCTAACTAAGCTTTCAACTTGATTAGCAATACCAGCAACATCAAAGTTTTCAATAGCGCTTTTAATTTTATTGACAACTCCCATAACCGCTTTAGTTACTTTTTCCTTAATAGCTTCAATAAGTGCTTTTACTTTAATAGCATCAAACAAAGCTTTAAGTGGATCTTTAATGTTTCTTATTTTCGCAATGAAACTTAACGCATCATTAATCAAACCGCCTACCTGTCCAATGATACCAAAGAATGCTCCAATAGCACCAAACACATTTGGCATCATACCGCAAAAACCACCCATAATGGAATTAGCAAACCCGTCTCTTAAATAATCGTCAAGGCTTTGTAAAAACTTTGGTGGGTTTTGATTTGCCATAAAGTTAGCAGTGATAGGAGTTAAGTTATTGTCTTTAATATATTCCGCAAACTCAAAAGGCGATAAAGATATGTTACCAAGTTCTGTTTGTTTAATAGCTAGGATTTCATAATTAGGAATTTGCTCTTTAACGAAAGGCGATTGTAATACAGTACTATTAATCTTGTCAAGGTTTTCATAAAAATCTGGGTACTTGTTTACAGCTCGTGTTAACGAATTACCATATACTGTGTTACCAACGTTATCTATAAAACCAGCTTCAAACACTTTAATTTGCGATAAAGTATATTCACCGTTACCATTTGATGTACTAGTAATAGATGAAGTTTCTACTCTATTTACATCTGGTATTAAACAGTTATCTATGCTCATTATCTTACCCCTGTACTGTTAAGCTTTGTTGCTGAACTTGTAAGTTTTCTTAACACTAATAAAAAGTTTTGTACGTTATCTGGTTTAGCAGCATTTAATCCATCGCCATCATAATAGCTTAAGCCTGCATTATCACCAGATACAACTGGCAACCCTGCCCATTCCATAGCTAAGTTATTACCAAATTTAAATACGTCCATTGTACCAGCAAGATATGATTGTAAACCACGTTTGTTTATAAGTGCAATGGCTAACTTATCTTGGTTCTCTGGGCTAAATAAATCACTTGTTGATAAACCAGCTCTTTCGTAAAGTGGTCTTTCCTTACCTTTTCTTGGGTCTTGGTTATTAAATCCGCGAAGAGTATCTTCTACAATTTGATAGCGACCCATAGCTTCTGATCCAGAGTCTTCATCAACTCTTTCTTGGAAATCTAGTATTTCACCAATAGTCATGGAAGTAATTCTTCTAGTTGGTCTTAAGTTAGTTGGTATTTGGCCTGACACACTTTCATAACCATAAACTACGGACTCGACTGAGTTAATAAAATCAAGTAACGGTGTAAGTTCTGATTGTGTCGCGGCAGAAGTTTCTCCACCAGCGCCTGTTTGTGTGGTTGTTTGTGTGGTTGTTTGTGTGGTTGCTGGCAAATCGTCACCAGCGGTTTGACCGCCACCACCTAATGATACTGGATCCTCAGGATTAATTGCAGTTGATTTCGTAACAGGTTCTGGTGCTTCAATAGAGGATGCATCTTTTGAGTTCTCGGGAGGGAAAGCACTATTAGCTGCGTCTGAGTCGCCATTGGCCATATTAACAAATGTATCCATATGAATAGTTTCGCCAGTATTAACATGTATGTCTCCGTCAGAACCAATCTTTAATTCTGCGTCTCCTCTAATATCAACGCCTGCAGTACCATTCATAAATACGGTTTCTGAGAATATATTAAGTTCAGACGTACCTTCCATATACGTAAGATCCGCTTTTAAATGTAATTGGTCCATTGCTTGAACATATATTTTATCTGATTTAACGTAAATACCTTGACCAGATTGGAATTGAATTTCTTTACCAGCTTTCATAATAAGAGAACTAACATTCGCTTCAAGTTTTACATCAGCTGCTCTGATCTGAGCCTGTTCACCAGCAACTAAAGTTGATTGTCCACCAACTGAAAGTAAATGATTACCATGAACTAATGTTTGTAAATCGCCATCAATTTCTTCAGTCTTATTACCTTTAACCTTAACATACGAATTACCATTAATAGTTACTGTACTAAATCCGCC